AAGCTGCATCAATAAACTGATTGTCTAAATAGGTTGAATGGTGCGTCAAAACGTCTGGGCTGTGAATGTCGAAAAAATCATGCTTAATCCAGTGCGTCTTTGAAACGGGGTTGAAAGTCCCCTTGATTTGATAAAAAAGACCGTCTGGAAGGTCCCCCCTTAAACGGTCATCAATGATTTCAACATCATCCTTTGTCAGCTCCGTCATTTCTTCCAGCCAGACGTCTGTTAATTTTCCTTGGGGAAAGGTAATGGATTTTAGCTTTTCACGCTGTCGTTCATCATTCATCCCCCGAAAAATGATGGAGTTTCCATTTGCCCTGCAGATCAGCTGTAAAGGGCTCATGGTTGCCTTCCAGTAAGGCGCCAGCCCATTGCGGTTGATCGCCCCGACCAGTTCCGCAAAGGTGCTGTCCCGGTTCGTCACCTCTGATTTTCGCACGCACAGCAGATTGCGCCCTTTATCGTCCATCAGTCGCAGGATGTAACTTTGCGCCGTGTCCACAGACTTCCCAGATCCCGCAGAACCTTTCATGATAACATACCGCTGCCTTGATTGATGGACAGGTTTAAATATCGGGTTAAATCGCATTTTTATAGCTTTAGTCATTTTCATCTTCCCCATAATCAACAGTGATCTTCAAATCCATATCGGCGTTAAGGTCAACCTTATCTGTGAACAAGCTATAACGCTTGCCCAGAAGCTCCGCAGCCTTAACCCGGTCTTTGATGCTGGTATCTTTCTCCATTGTGCGCGCTTCGGAGTAACCGTCACCGGTTCCTTCGACCACCACGACCTCCTCGGTCTGTTCATTGCGCATGACGGCGGTTAAATATTCCAGCACCTCCTGCGCATCGGCGGTTTTCTCGTTGTGTATCTTCTCAAGCTGCTCGTCGATGTAAGTTTTGACGTTAGCATTTGTTAGCATTCTTGACGCATTTGCTCTTGCTGTTTCATCGTTTTTCACCCGCGGATAGGCGACCTTATAGGCCCTTGTCCCGTTCAGGTCGATTAAGTATTCATCTGCGAATCGCTTTTGTTTTTCGGTCATGCCCATAAGATCACCTCGCTTTCTTTGCATCAAAAAGACCCCGGCGCCGGAGCTTACCGAGGTCGTGGTCTTTATTCCCTAAGTTCTATTCCAAATCTAGGGGTAATACTTCCATTCTTAGCCATTTCTTCCAATTTGTTTTCATACCCATTTCTATAAATGCAGTAGTCTTCTCTCTCTTTATCGTTCATTGTTTTAATTCTATATTTTTTTCTACTGGTTACAATCAATAGTTTTTCTAATAAGATCTGTAGTTGTTTATAATCTTCATAAATTCCGCCAAACAAAATATTATTATCGACCTTTACGCAATTACAGGCCTTTTCAATTCGTTCTAAAAATTCATTTTGTTGCAATTCGGATATAAGTGTTATTATGCTCATTTTATTATATCCAAATAAAATATTGTTCGTAATTTTATCAAAACTTTTATTGATTTCTTTAATCTCGAGGCTTACGTTTGCGTCAAGTGAAAACTCTCCACCAAAACCGACGTCTTCTCCCTCCTGATACAAAATATAGTTTTCTGTTTCTTTTTTGATTATTATTCTATCATCTTTGGTTATTTCAATACATTGTCCTAGTTCCAACAAAAAAATATCAATGTCTTGTGCCAGTACATTCATCCTATTCTCAATAGCTTTAAAACTCTTTTTTTCCTTACTTATCTCTGGAGTAAGAACCTGAGTTAAATAAAAAATAAAACTTGCCAAGTACCCTGTTGCTATTACCAGTCCAAAATCCATCCAGATAATCTCTAATACTTCACGTCCTTTAATCATCGCACTAATATACGCAATGATCACAAAAAGAATGCTAATGATCGCACTTATCAGCAAACCTTTATTTTCTTCTGTGAGTTTTTTAAACACTTAATCACCTTCTCTATAAATAAATAATATAATACCATTATTCCTAGAGAAAGTATATCGTATCACTGAGGTTTGTAGAAATAATGATTCGTTCCAGAATCATCTCTTATCCACAACGATCCCTTCTTGATAGTTGGTTGAGTTTTAATATGTTTCTTGGTTCTCATTGCTTCATACACACTATCTAACAATAGAACTACTAAGAATAGACTGTACCCAAAAAGAAAACAAGATAATTCTATCATTTCTCCCTCCACGAAAAAAGACACCGGTTTTCCGATGCCTCTGTCTTGTATAATGCTCGCAGGTTATTGCCGGGTTCATGACGCCCGACCCTGGAGCAATGTCTTTATTGGGCCGCCAAGTCTCGCGTGGTGATCAACCCACATCCGGTCATTAAAGTTAACCAGATTTTAAGAAGTGGCGGCCTGCCAGCCGCTTAAGCCTGCACAGAGATACTCTGCCGGTTTGTCGCGGTGGCGATGTTAACATTTTTCGATGCTACCATAATAACACACTTCAATCTATCATTGTCTATCCACTTCTAATCTTTGTAATGCTCGTCCATGTAGCTTCCAGCAATGCGGCTCCGAATACCCCATCACAATCGCGATCTGAGCCCAGTCCAGGCAATTAATATAACGATACTTCATCAGCCCTTCAAGTATGCCATCGTTAAGCCCCTCAAATGCGATTTCGAGCTCCAGTTTGATCTTTTGGGATTCAGATACCTTTTCCTTGATATTGTCCATAATTTCGGTCATTTTAACGACAATATCGTCTACCTTTAGGGCGCTTCCCCCTCTCGGCATATCCGACACCACCTGTGTAATCTTCTCCGCCCGAGTCCGCCACTCCTCCAGCTCCCGCTGCCAGCTGTCGATATCCAGCAACGCTTCTTTATACCGCCAAAGCCAGTCTTTCTTTTCTTTATTGGTCACTTGCGCCCTCCTTGTGATAATCTACCAGATATGGTATAATTTATTCCAATGACACTTGGGGGCGCAAGCTTCCTTTTTTTTATTTTAGATCGCACCAAATCCCCTCAGCACCGCTACAATCACCACCGTAATGATGCCGACCGGAATTCCGATAATTACCACACACCAAAGCAAACACCCGAGTCCAGCGGCAATACCACCAAACAGAGAGCCGATCCACTCAGCCACTGTTATAAATGCTTTTGTTATTTTGTCTTTCATGCTTCCTCCTATATTGCTACTAACGCATCTATATCTTCGTAAAAACAATCAAGGATAAACTTCAAGGCTTCTTTCTTCGATATTCCTTTTTCCTCTGCAATCACGACAGAGAGCGATTCTACGGCGATTGCAGTCATTGTTAGTATTTCGGCCGATGTGCCTGTTGCGCGGATACCTCCATTACCATTCTTTTTCAAATAAGTAAACATAAGTTTCATAAATCTTTGCCCTCCTTTACGCACTCCCCACCCTTCTCCACCGGGCGCTCCCAGCGCTTTTCACAGAACCGGCACTTATCCGGGATAACATCTTTAAAATTCTCCGCTTCACAGATTCCCGTTTCTTCATAAGTGCAGAGCTGGTAGAGAATGTAGGTGTTGCAACAAATTTTATCGAGCAACCATGATTCCAGTAATAAAGCATTTTTTCTTTTATAACCAAAATAACTCTCTTTGTTGCTTATCCACACAGATCCAACAGGCGCGGTTGACGCGCCAGGTAGAACGCTGTAATCCGGCGGCATGTGGTGATAGACTTCAACATTGTGCTCTTTACTGAATCGATTTATTTTTTCTAGCATGGCTTTTGTTTCTTTATCCATTTTCACACTGCTCGTTTACTCCTTCCCACGGCTCCGGCAGCTCCCGCCAGGCTAAGACGCCAGAAACCCCGATATTACATTTCCGCTCTCTACCAAACGCTTCACCTGTTTTAGCACGTTTTCCATCTTTTAGTTTCGGAGGCAAATCCCCCTCAGCCACAACGTGCCATTTCTGCTTATCAACGATCTCCTGTAGTTCTTCTGGCGAAAAGCCGATGTCTTCATATCGTCCAAGCTGATCTATCGCCTTACATGGGTCTTGATAGTCTTTAAGCCGATAATAATCTTGTTCTTTTTCGGTTAATCGCTTCATTCTTCAACCTCCATCAGCGGACACCAGTCTTTTCGCCCAGCAAACAATTGCAATTTAGTACAAGGAGAAATTTCCTTACCGTAGTTTTCATATGCGTCACAATAAACACATCCAAAAACTTCAGTCCTGCAAAACCTGCAATCTCCGCAGCTTCTGGGCATTTCCATATCAATCTGATCTGAATCATTCAATTTCACTTCCTTCGTAACATCCACCATCGGACTCAAAATCAATATGTTTTCGAGAAAGCCATATTTCCACATCATCTGCATTTGTTAAATCATCCATTTTTTCATCAAAATCGTCCATTAGACCGTCAAATGCTTCATTGCTTTCGACCTCAACTTCAAAGGTATATTTTGTTCTATCGATTACTGTAAATTCAAATTGTTTTTTCATTTTCAACCTCCAATTCTTCTTCGTAAGTTTCCTCAGTAATTTCTATAATTTCAACCATTCGCTCTTCAAGCCATTCTAACTCCTGTATATTTTTACACTTATCAAACAAGCTGCTAACAAACAACTCAAAACCAAAGCCATCGAAGCTCAGGTTTCCTTTTTCATTTCTTTTTAGCATCTTCTTCCCTCCGTTCTCCCCAACTGCAAAAATCATCATAGGTCATTTGTTGGTCTAGCATAAGAATATGTGGATTTCTGCAATTTTCTGGCTCCCAGTAAACACACTCCCCGCACCGCACAATCTCCGGCGTGCGGGTGTTCCACATTGAAATTGCCAGCTTTTTACTTTCGTAAGCCCGGCCAGCGTAACCCTGACAGTATTCATTTTTGCAATGTGGTGTATAAAGCACCGGCTTTTTGTTGAAGCCATATCCGACAGTTATTTCCGCTTCTCCCCCGCAGAAGGGACATCTCTTTAGTTTGGTCATTCTTCTACCCCTTTCATAAATACACACCAATGTGTTTTTGACCGTTTATCCCCGAATAGCGGCTTTTGGCCAAACACTTTAAGCACCTCAGAAAGCTTAATCTGATCATCGTTCCACTTAAAAATAAGTGTGCCGTATTTATCTAAGACACGCATACACTC